ATAATTTTCTTTGTCATTTCTAACATGTCTTTGTCCTCCTTGGATAATATTTATAATCAGCTCTAAAAGAGCAAATTATTGATAATAAAAAAGCACCTTTTAAGGTGCAAAATGTATGATTAACAGGCATAACCTTAATAAAAATTCTAAAGCCACGCCTGGAGATTTCTTATTTAATTTTTCTAAAAAATATGTTCTTATGTTTCCTAAACAGCAATATCTTCAATAAACAACAATATAGATTATGGAAATATTTCTCAAAAAACGAGATACGTTAATGATGAATTAGATACAATTAATGTAAAAAACGGGGTTGTAAATATATCAAAAGCTTTTTTAAACAGTTTATGGGGAATTGTAATTACAGCTAATATTGACGATATTTTTATAGTGCAAACTTTTATTTCGCAGCACAATACAATTAAAACTCGAACAAAGCAGACGTCAAATAACATATGGTCAGAATGGAAACTTTAATTGTAATTGCTTTTAAAATTAATAAACTTTTAAAACTGAAACAACGGCATATGAGGCATTTTTCCAAGTAATTGTCATAATATCATTGTTTAATTTCATGTTCATTTGTTCATTAGAAGGATTTGCAACTGCTACGGGTTGCTGATTACTGCTAATTGCCCAAATGCTGCTTTGTGAATATTGTGTTTTGTTAATAAAAATCCAATAAGTACCTTTTTTTAATGTTAGAATTGGTTCACTCTTATAATAACTTATTAATAATTCATTTATATTGCTGTTTAGCTCACTTATCATACTATTGTTATTCTTAATTCCATCCTCAATATGATTCAGCCTTGCAGCACTCCAGGGAGTACTTCCACTTGGTCCATTTTTCCATATCTGTTTAACATATTCTATAAAATTCATAACTGTCTCCTTTCTACTAAAAAAGGACATCCGAAGATGCCCTTAATTGTTATGGTGTTCCGCTTGCCCAATAGGCTGTTCCACTTGAATCATAAGTAACTAAGTTACCATCGGATTGAAATGATACTCTTTGCCCATTTGGGTTGTAAATATTAATATTATTCCCATCGCTTTCAATCCTACAAGTTGAATTGCCGTTTTTAGTAAATTCTATTCTGTCTGGATATATAATGGTCTTGGTTTCCGCTGTCGAATTTGTGTCACCAAAAGTTACAACAACCTTTTCAGTTTTTAATCCGTCAATTCCTAAATACGTGTGCCTTAAATATCCCCACATATCTGTGGCTGAAATATCTATTATTCTACTAGCATTGCTCGGATCTATTTTAGCCGTAATTGAACTTGCTTTAGCGATAGGTGAAGTTGAGGTATTGAATTCTTCAAGTCCTGCCATCAGACGTTTAATTTTTACAAAATCTATCAAATCAATCGTACCATCGCCATTAAAATCATATAAACTCTTGTCTAAGCTACCAGTTGAATTGTTGTTTATTGCTGTCCTTACTGCATTTAACTGTTTAATGTTTGGCGGTATATATCCGTTCTTAGTAGTGTGCAATGAACTGCTTATGCTCCAGCCAGCCACACTTCCTAGTGTTGCACGAATAGTTCCCCCAATATCTGCATTTTTTGCATATAAATAGCCTGTTGGCGATAAATAGTAGTTTGGTTGCTTGCTATATCCTTCTGTTTTAGTTCCAGGAATGACTGACATAACATAAGGCGTTATATCGTCCGGAACTCTTAAGTCAATCATATATAACTTATTATCATCTGGACTATATACTGTTCCCAACTTACTTTCGCTTATACTCCAACTTCCAATTTTGCCAAAGTCTGCAATAAAATTATGACAGACAATATCGCCTGCCTCTGAAATTGTTGTATTTGTGGAAGTGAGAGAAAACGAGTCACCACTAATACTGACTTTTTTATTTCCCTTAATATTGATTGAGCCTTTAGCACTAAGAGTTATATCGTCTGCAATAGCTTCTATAGCAGACTTAAGCTCGCCCGTTGCTGGGTCTTTCTTAATGTATGCTTCAAGGCTTGCAGATGTAGCATAATCCCCCAGCTTGGCAGTTACTGCCGCCGATATACTTGTTTTCCCAGGTGAAATAGCCTGGATAATATCTGCGGTTGTCGAATACGTTTTAAGAACATTATCAGTATAATTATTAGCCCCAGATGTTGCTGCATTGGCTGCATCATCAGCATACTTCTGTGTTGCATAAGTCGCCTGCAGTGAAGAGCTTATTGTTGATTTATCATCCTTAATCTCCTGAACGATTCTGCTAATCATCTGAGTAGTTGTTGAATAATTATCTCTGATATCAACCTTAACCCTGCTTACCTCTGACGTAATTCCATCAATAGCAACCTGAAAAGCTGTATGCTTATTAAGCATATAAGCTGTCTCACTTGAAGATATTTCCGTCCAGCCGTATTTGCCATTCGACTGTCTGAGGAACTTCCAATACCTGCCTGCACTTTTCATACAAGCAATAGCTCCAGCGTGCTTAGCATACTCTTCCTGTGTGTACTGCCACGTATCTGTTTCAAGAGGATACCAGTCTTCTGCCGGATATACCGGCACAAAGAATTCTGTTGCCGGATAATTGTCCAAGTTAGGAGTCCCTGTAACATCATATATCTCAAATGTACCGCTTAGCTGCTTAGTAACGTCCGACATATCTATCTTAAAGCTGTCTAATGTTGTCTTAACATCATTAAACTTGCTTTTTACAGAATTGCCTTCCTCATCAATATCCGTCCACCATAACTTATGCTCTATGAATGTCTTAGCCTGCAGCATAGCCGAGCCCCATGCCTCAGAACCACCGCTAACATAATTATTAATAGTCTGAAATGTACTCTCCAATGTCTGGTCTGTTGTATCTACGTGTATCTTACTTGCATTAAAAGTATTGCTCTTATCTGCATTCATAACACTAAATACACTATCTATATCCAGCTTCTTTCCGGATATGGCGGCATTATCAGATACCATATCATTTCTAATAATTGCTTTCTTGATTCCGGATTCCTGTATACCATAAAGCGGGTCAAACATCAGATTTCCGTCTTTATCCCAGATATAGATGTTATAATCACCTGATGCATCCTTACCTAGCTGTATTCGCACACGTTCCTTATCGCTTATCTGAATAGTATTATCCTTCCAGATAGACTTACCATCCTCACTATGCACATTCATTACTGTTGTGTTAATATCTATACCAGTAAGCTTATCAAATGCCAGTTCTTTAATCATAGCGCTTGTTATCTGCGCATCACCAATTACAGATACAACCGAATTCGCAAAATCCGTTGTTATAGTTGTGCCAGTGGCAGAACCAAACAACAAAGTATTCACCTTTTCAACATCAACATTTAGGTCCTTAACACTTGCTTTTATCGCTTCAAAGTCAGTTGCCTTTAAATCTGCAAATTCACCGCTAAGCGACTTAAGGCTCTCAATCGTTGCATATGTAATCTCTGCCTCAGCGCTTTTAAGAGTTGTTGTTTCCAATGTACCTATCTTTGCTTCTGCGGCCATCATGCTCTGTTCAACTTCAAGTACCTTTGTCTTTGTATTTACAAACTCAGCATTATTTGCAATAACTGTATCAATATTAAGAACTTTAGATGCATCAATATTATCAATACAATCACCATCAACAGTACCATTGTCATTTGTAATATTATCAACCGTATCAGTTGTATTATTATATTTCTGCACATATGAAGAAAACGAAAGCTTCAGGTTGGATATCTCACAGGTATCATCTGCCGGATTATTTGGATAATGCTTCAGCTTAACTATGCGCTGCTTTATTCTTGTATGCTTCTGCTTATTAATAATCGTAATAACATCACCAACATCACAAGAATTATCCAGGTCAATCAGCTTACAACTATAAGATATATAAGGACAAGCTAGCTCTTCAAGCTTAGCTGCCGCATCCTCTTTTAAAGATTCAGGTACCGTATATCTTTCATCTTTCCATATATACGTCTTATTCTTTGCACTATAAGTATGATTTTCAAGAAATTTACTACCATTATTCACAGATTCTATAGTAAGACCATCTTTACCTATTGGAAGAATTCTTGTATAAAAATTCGTAGTATCTGACTGACTGCTTAATGAAACAAGATTAAGCTGATCAGAAAAATAACAACCTTTATCTTCTCCTATTTTTTCCTTATAAATAATTTTCTTATTCAGTGAATCTATAGTCATCTCAAGTCTGAATGTATCTGCAATCTTTTTAAGAATGTCCCAGGATGAACTATTAGTCATTCTTACAGTACGTTTCTTTTTAATATCACATTCACAAGTCCAGCCGGTTCCTGCCAAGGCAAGATTAGCAGTATTTAGGGCTGTCTGCTCTACAGTTTCAAATTTCTGTATTGCATTACCTTCTAGCGCATCAATATTAAGCTTCGCAACTATGTCATAGAAATTATTATCAGAGTCATTTATCTGTTTTATAACATATTCATCAGTCTTGGTTATTATATAATCTTCAAGCTCAA